GTTGTAATAGTACCTCCAGTAGCACTAATAAAAGGAGGTACAGGTATACTTGGATCATAAATTAAACTTGATCCAAAATACATCTTTCTGACCTCTGTTGTACCACGATCAAATTGTGGGGTAATATTATTATTTTGCTTTATAGCCATAATTAATAAGTATTATAGAAATTATCAAAATTAGTTCTGATATTAGTTCTTTGAGTATCAACATTGTTATATAATATCCACTCACTCATTCTACCATTAGTATAAAATGAAGCACCAAAAGGTCCTCTACCTATATTTGTTTTAGTAAATGATGAAGCTAAGAAACTTGTATTATATGGAGACGCAGGATTATCTAAAGTAAAATTAGTTTGTGAACCATCAATCCATAAAAATGAATTATTTGTTCCAGCACCAACATTATAAAGTAAATCAACTAAAACAATATTACTATTAGCTACACTTTGTTGTCCTAATCTAGCTCCACTACTAGCTACTATAGATACAGCACCTCCTCCTGTTTCATAAGGACCATAACTGTATCCATTATCTGGAGAGCACCAAAGGAATCCATTAGCAGTATAAGCATCTATAGTACAAACAGAAAATACTTCAGCTATTTTATTGGATGTAAAAGCAGTTGTTTGTGCAAAATATTGATCAGTACCATTAAATGAACAAGCAGGTATTCCAGATGAACCAGTAATAACAGTACTTCCATTCCAAATTAAAGGTCCTACTCCTGTACCTGCTCCTGTTTGATTAACACCATTTCCGCTTTGATCATACCAAGTAACAATATGACCATTTGAAGCACCACAAAATGATGCTAAAGAAGCTGTGTCTAATATGTTATCTACAAATCCAATATCTTGTTGAGTTCCATCACTTGCTTTTCTAACTCTAAAAGCAGAACCTGTATAAGTTGAACTTAATTTTCTAGCTACTGAGTAAGCAACAAATGAGCTTGTATATGCTAATACAAAATCAAATGCTGGAGGTGCTGGAGCTGCTGCTGCTGATTTTATAAACGCGAAAGGTGTAAACATATATTATATAAAGTTTTTGATATTACTCAAATACAAGCTTGAAGTATCAAAAGCAATAAATGTTACTATATCTACTGAGCTTGTTACTGCTGTAGGAACATAAGCACTTCCTGATACTTGTTTTATATTCGGAGTAAATGAAATTGATCCTGTTGCTGATGATGCTTGTGTTACTCGTAAGTTAATTGTTTGACCTGCTGATAAATTAGAGGCACTAACGTGAGTTGTAGATCCACTAACTAATGTTAAAGTAAAGAAGTTAGCTGCTGAACAATTTAAAGATGCAGTTTGAGATGTTATTGTTAAGGCATTAACATTACCTGTTAACGAACCACTAACAAACTGTCCTCCTCCTGTACTATCTGAAATAACATATAATGTATTAGCAGCATTAGCTGATCCTGATACTGTATTATATTCGGCTTGAGTACAAGTTACAATTTCATATATTTTAGCTGATCCAGTAAATGTATCTGTATTATTTTGAATTATATTACTAGCTCCTATAGAACCTGATACGTTTAATGAGCCTGAAATTACAACAGCATCATTAACTGTTACGGGACCATCAAATCCAGCTGAACCTGTAAATTCGTGAGCTGTTTGATTGTAAACAAATACACCATCAGTCATTGTAATAGCAGGGGAAGTACCATTAAAGTTTCTACCCGCTAATATAAAGTCTTCATCAGCACCATCTATACGACCTGCTACTATTGTATTGCTACTTAATTTAGCAAATGGTTTAGTATCAACTAACCAATAATCAGCAGAAGCTGTATTATTAATTGTTACTGCTACGTTAGTAGTAGCACCTGCTGTAGTTACTTGTTGTAATGTAGGTGTAGTACCTGCATTTAAAGCAAACGAAGCAGTAACAGCAAATGAAGCTGAAGTACTTGCACTTGCATATGAAGCAGAAGTTGCGGTTAATGCACTGCTTGCTGCTAAAGCATATGATGCTGAAGTACTAGCACTTGCATAAGAAGCACTTGTTGCTGTTAAAGCACTACCTGCTGTCAAAGCATAAGAAGCTGATGTAGCACTAGCTGCTAAACTTGCACTATCCGCGTTTACTACGTTATTAACTGTAAGATTAAATGTGCTACCGTCGCCTTTAGTATAAGTTGTAGTTGCGTTGCTTATAGACGCTGTAGTAAGTAATGAGCCAGTATTTGTAGGTACTACATTTAAAGCAAATGATGCTGTAGTAGCAAATGATGAACTAACTGCTTGTGAGGCAGATGTAGCAAATGAAGCTGAAGTAGCATTATCTGCAAAACTTGCTGTACCTAATAATGAACCAGTAATTCCTGTAGAAGCAGATATACTAGTTGCTACGATAGGAGTAGTAAATGTTACATTAGTACCATTATCAGTAATAGTTGAATCATTTAAGTGATGACCTCCATTACCTTTAGATAATCTATTATTTGTTAAGTATGTTGGTGATCCTTTAGTTGCGTACTCAGGACCAAACATTGTTACACCAAAATTTGTTGGATCTGAACCTGTGTATTCATAGAACCAATCATTTGTTTGACTATCAAATTGGAAAGATGCTGTTGTAGCAGGGCTTGAACCTGATTCAACAACTAACATTCCAGCATATCTTGATGTAGGATTAGTATTTAATACAATAAATGCATCACCAATAATCACAGCTGAACCAGTTACTGTTTCAGTATAAGCAAAAGAAGCAGTTCCGTTAACTCTTAAATTATTATTAACTAAAATATTTGAAGCAGTTATGTTTAAACCGTTCGCTATATTTGAAGCAAAAGATGCTGTTGTTGCCTGTGATGAAGAAACCGCATATGAGGCACTAGTAGCGTTTATAGCAAACGAACTACTTGTAGACGATGAAGCATATGAAGCTGATGTTGAGTTGTTACTATATGAAGCACTTGTAGCATTGTTAGCAAATGAAGCAGTAGCTACAAATGAAGCTGTTTGAGCAGTCACTACATTGTTTACAGTGTTTGTAAATGTAGTACCATCATTTTTAGTGTAAGTTATAGTAGCATTAGATACAGAAGCTGTAGTTACTAAAGCAGCAGCATCAGTAATAGTATATAATGTATTAGGATCAGCTGATGCTGAAATAGCATTATATTGAGCTTGAGTTAATGTTACAATATGTTCAACTTTAGGAGTTGAAGTGTATATGTCTGTGATATTATCAATTAATGAACCACTAAATGATCCACTAGTTAAACTATAAGAACCAGTCACACCTAATGAACCTGAAATAATAGCAGATCCAGTAAATGGGAATGTACTTACTACTGAACCAGTAGCTACTGTTACGTTAAATGTACTTGCATCTCCTTTAGTGAATGTTATCACATTATTAGTAGCACTAGCTGTAACTAATAATGAACTAGTACTAACTGTAGCACCTGCATTTAAAGCAAAAGAAGCAGTAATAGCTTGAGACGCTGAAGTAGCAAAAGAAGCACTATTTGCTATACTAGCAAAAGAAGCACTGTTTGCAACACTTGCAAATGAGGCACTTGTTGATGTACTAGCAAAAGATGCTGATGTGCTTGTAGAAGCAAATGAAGCAGAAGTAGCATTAGTAGCAAATGAAGCACTTATAGTTGTTAAAGCAAAAGATGATGTTACTGCTTGAGAGGCAGATGTTGCAAATGATGCTGAAGTAGCTGTGTTAGCTAATGAGGCAGTAATATCTAAACTACCTGTGATTTTATCTCCTAATCCATTTTGCAATTCACTACCACTAACCTGTGTTAGAAATTGAAATGAAGAGGAAATGTAAAGATTGGTTAAATTACGTCCCATTATATATTAAAAATTAGATACATTGTTCATATAAGCCCTATAAGGGTATTGAGGAAATTGTGGGTAACGAGAATCATAAACAGGCAATCCACATTCAACAGCTTGATTATAATGATATCCTCTTCCATTTCTACGCATTACAATAGGATTACGATATTGTACTCCAAAGTCTGGATACATTTGTTGTAATTCTACGTTACCATTCAATTCAGGATAGTTACCTTGTTTCTGAATCAAATAGTTAGTTAATCTTTCTTGATAAAATTGTGATTTGTTTTTAACAGACTCACGTTTTCTATTATACCAAGTACCATCTACTTTTTCACTATTTTCACCACCTGTAGGAGACAACAAACCATTGTTACGTGGTCTGATATAAATGTCTTCTAAAGCATAGTAGTATGACAAATATAATAAAGCATTTTGTACATAGTTAAGTACTAATGTTTGATAATCACCTGTTAAGGTATTTGTTTTAATTTTATCTAAAATTGCTTCATACAATTTAGTACCTAATAAACGCTGAATATCAATGTCCTGTGCTTCACGAACAGCGTTCTTAAGTAATTTACTATCTACGTTATTATTTATGTCAGTGAATTGACGTAGGTTTTCTTCACTGATTATGAATACATCAGTCATTGTTTTAGTTTTTAGTTATTATTGTGCTACAACAGTACCTTGTGGGTTATTAACTGTAATAGCTTGAATTATTGGAGAAGCAACACTTGCTGAATAAGCAGTAAATGTAGTTCCTGTAGGCAATACAAATCCAGTTACTCCTAAAGCACTACCTGATACAGTAATATTAGCATCAGCAGTAGCTGTAATTGTAGTAAATGAACCTGTTACAATACCTGAACCAGCAGGTCCGTACATTGTAGCACCACCAAAAGTAAGTGTTGTACTACCTGATACTGCTGTATATTGAGTGTTCAAATTATAGGCATTATCATAGCTACCTGTTAATCCAACAGAGAACAATAAACCAGTAGATGCTGAAACAGCACTTGTAATACCTTGTAATCCTGAATATGCTGTAGCACTATTAGCGGCTGAAGCAGAAGTATTAAATACCGCAGAGGCAGTAGCTGTAAAATTAGCAGCGCTAGTATTAAATGGAACATCATTAATGTAAATGGTATCTGCTGTATTTGCAGGATCTGTTGAACCTGAATAGAATACAACTTTAGTTCCATCTACAGAAAATGCTGTAACACCTGCTGCTCTTAATGATGCAGTAGCTGATGAAGATACATAAGCGTCAAAATAGCTAGCTGAAACAAACGTAATATCAAAATTAGTAGTTGCGGGAGTAGCTAGTTGACCTGTATTTGCGGGGGTAGTTCCGCTGATGACTTGAATTGGCATAGTTTTATATTTTTAAAATTTTTAGTTAATTGGTTGTTCTTGTCCGGCTTGATTAATGTTAGGATCGTTAACTCTATCGGCACGTTCAATTTGTGCCTCTAACATATTATCTTCACCTACTTCACTGTCTTGTCCTGTTACTACATCAACAACTTCCTCATCATCACTGTATAAGTTTAATTGCTGAATACCTAAAACATAATCACTACCAAAATTAATTTTTAAAATCTCATCAAAACAATCTAAGATTGCTTGTTGGAATGGTTTGATTACTGTATTAGTGAATAACAAATATGCCTCACTAGTTTCTGTTCTACCACCTAATTGACCTTCGGTTTTGATACCTAACATCATAGGAGATGTAATACGGTGAGCAGTTAATATTTTTTGCGTTACTAAGTCGTTTATAGTTGTATAATAAACGTCTGTTCCGTTTGAGTCGATAGGGGTTATGATTGGTGCATTATCTGGACTATCAACGTCCATATAAATTAATGAACCAGCATTTTCTGTACCACCGTATTGACTGCGAAGCATTATTTCAATTGCTTCTCTTTCTTCCTCATTTGCATTAGTGAATGTGGTAATAGCAAGAGAAGGTACAACACCATTAGTAATGTTGTTAAGGTGAAAATTGTCAATTTGTGCATCTAATTCAATTACTTTTAAAGCACCTACATAATCAGGTACAGGATAATACTTCATACCTGGACGATAGGCTTCATAAACGTAAATTTGAGATGGTTCTTCGTCTTTTTTTAATGGATTATATACAGGTAAAAATGGGATATCTTCTAATGATTGGTTAACATATGAACTTACGCCATTCCATTCATCCCAAATGTAGTAACCTGGAATCTTACCTCTAAAGTTTTTTTCTTTAGCACGTAAGTATGAAAAATCAATGTGGTATACTTCAGCAATCTTGCTTCTATCTTTAGACCAGATTACTTCCAAAGCAAACCCACCAAATAATTTAAGATCTTTAGCTACTTTTTTAAGCAAATCATTCCAAGATTCACCTTCAAAGTTTGCAAAATCTAATGTCTCAGGTTTATCACTTGTTAAACCATTACCTACAATTGAGTCAACTGTAGCATTGATACAAGTTCCGTGAATTGATGAATAGTTCATCAAATCGATTAATTTGTTAGGAAAACCATTGTCAGCTCCAAAACTAATATAGAATTGATTCTTACGCTCTATTAAACTAATACGTTGGTTAGTTTGAACATTACGTGGAATAGTTTTGAATGTATATTTTTTATTTTCACTCATTATTATGGATAATTATAGGTAGTATAAGTACCTCCGTTTGCTGGTAATAAATATGTGGTTGTAGTTACTCCATTGCTGCCTGAAATAAATGCTCTGTCAGTTGACAATAAAACAGTTTTATTAAATCCTCCACTTCCATCCCATTCAACATTAGTGTTAGTCCATAATGTATTTTGTGATCCCCAAGTGCCTAAACCAACACCTGTAAATTCCCAAATATTAACATCATATTGTCCTGATGCTGTTGGTAAAGTTGAACCAGATACTTGAAATACTAACCAAGGATTTGTAGGACCAGGAGTATTAATTAAAGTAGCAACAACATTGCTTTTTTTAGAATAATCGTATGATTGAGTAAAGTCAAGTAATACTTGAGTTGTACCAAGTGATGCTGTGACATCAGGGTAAACTGCACTTGAATTTGTAGTAGATGAAACGTTTAACTGTAGCATA